ATTGATACCACTAAAATGAAGCAGTTAAAACTTCTTAAAACAGGTGGTAAGGTAGATCCATTAAAGGGTTTAGCTAAAATGATTTCTGATTTTGGTAAGGGTAAAACTGGTATTAAAACAGTCGATGCACAAAAACGCAAAGATTCTGTCATGTTAAAAAAATTGAAAAAATCTGGAAAACCAGGTAGAGTAAGAGTAAAGCCACAGACTTTTGATATAACACCAAAACCTGGAAGTGCTTTGAGTATTCAGAAGGAGACAATAACTATGGCAAAAGATGGTGGTTTAGCAGAGGCTATTGAAAAAGTTAAGGCTAAAGAGATGAAAGATGGCGGCAACGTACCAAAACCAAAGATGAGACCTAAAAAAGATCCGTTTAGAGCAGATAAAACAATATCTTTAAATAGAGAGTTTAGTAAAAAAACAGCAAAAGCTAACGAGGATGCTATGAAAAGTATTAAAAAAAGCAATGGTGGGTTAATGAGAAAGCCAAGAATGGGCGAAAAAAGCATGAGAAAACAGACTGATGAAAGTAAAGCAATTAGAAAATTTCTGACTCAAATAGACATGATACCCATAAATATACGCAAGTCCTTGGGCGTAAAAAAGAAAGATGGTGGTGCTGTTCCTAAAAAGTTTAAAGGTTTTTCAAAGTTGCCAGAGGCAGTGCAAGAAAAGATGGATCCAGAGTTAGCGAAAAAATTTGGAGAAGGTGGCTCTGTTAAAGGTAAAATGATGTGCCGTGGTAGAGGTGCTGCAATT